GCCAGTTAAAAAGTTTGATAAGCTACTCACAATTATGCGATTAAATAATTTTTTTACTGGCGGTGGCATGGTTATTGGATTGGTTGCGTTGATTATATCGTTGATTGCATTATTACACTAATTATTAGAATACTATGGCTATTGAATTTTTTACACCTTCAAATATTACATTTATACTCGGAATTATCGGTATTATTATTACTGTTTGGAAAAGCGTCAGAGAACCGCAATTTAAATCTGAAAAAGTTGATGCTCTGCTTGAACAGAAAGTAAAATTTTCAAATTTGACAACTGAGCAGAGATTTTTAGAAATTAGCAAAAAGTTTGAGAGTTTGCAAGTTTCGAACAACAATCACTTGCACACAGTTGAAACAAAAGTTGACGCTCTCAATTGTACAGTCGTAGAGTTGGGTAAAGACGTCGTCCGAGTACAGACTCTTTTAGAAGAAAGATTACCTAAGAAATAAAATGAAAAAAAAATATCCATGTGGTGCAAACAGAAGTGATCCTGATTTGCGAAATATTAAATTATCTAGAGTGCAGTCTACGCAGTCAGTGCCGTCGACTTATTTTTGTGATGAATCACAATATATTGATGATTCATCATTTAGACAGCTTCACCTGGGCGCTTGTCAGGGCCATGCTTGGGGTTGGCACGTTACATTCTGGAGACTAATCGAAGATGCAATGAGAAACTATTTTTTCAATCTTGAAAAGTTGGGCACGCGTGAAAGTGATTTCAAGGCGTGGTATACTCCCACTAACAAAACATTTCTAGCATTTAGAACATTAGCTAATAAATACGGCGGCATATTAGCGTGTTTGCCTTCCAATTATTCTCTTTCGAACAGTTCTGCACGCTACGTGTACGGCAAAACAAAATTAATAGACGGCTTTCCAAACTTAGAAGGGACTTGGGATAATTTTATTATGAAAACTCTAGCGAATGGTTGCGCAACTATTAAAACTGTACCGAATAATACCAGACTATCACATTATGAGTATGTTCACTTTGCTGAAAATTCAGTAATTTCAGATGAGGCAAAACAGTATAAATTGACTGAAAAATATGTATTTGTAGACGATGACTATTCTGCAATAAAGTCAGCAATTTATCAGAACGGGGGATTTCCGTGCACTATTTCAGTTGGTAATTACAAAAGTCCTATTAAAAAAGGTAAGCTGGGATATCATAAAGTTTGGGTATGCGGTTACGGATATTCTAAGTTAAAATTAAAAAATGGCAAAGTAGTCGGTTCGGGGAAGAAATCTGGAAGAATATTCTTTAAAAATTGGTGGGATACTGATTCAGAAGTTTGGGGAATTAAGGGATATGGCTATTTTGATTTGGACAGACAACAATTGTCAGATATGAGACTTCCGTATGATTTGCCAAATGAAATTATAGAAGAAGCAAAAGCATTGCCGACAATTCGACTTACACGTCGCCAGTCTGATGCAGCACAAACGCTGGGTGATGCAATTTTTTCATATAATGGAAAAACAATGAAAGCATATTCTTTAGAATTGAAATGGCTGAATAATGCTAAAAATATATCATGTATTCCGACTGGCTCGTATGAATGTAGATGGGAGTATTCTAAAAAATATAATGCAAGCAGAGGCGGCATGTGGATTTTGAGATTATACGATATTTCCGGACGTACGAATATATTAGTGCACCCATTCAATTATTATACTGAGACGCAGGGTTGTATTGGTTTCGGTGAACAATTATTCGATATTAACAACGATAAGAAATTAGATATTACAAATACAATTAAAACAATTCAAAAGATATACTCGTTCTTCGAGGGTAAAAATTGCACAATGATTATTAAGTAATTATAGTATAAATGTACTTATATTTGCGCGTATAGTATAATTGTATATATAAAAGTATGTCAAAATATATTACAAAAGAGAAAATAACTGAATTATCAAAAAAAGACTATCTCACATTGTCTGAAATTAATAAACGAGTCATTACGCAAGTCCGTCCAGATTTATTATACCGCACTCATTCAGTATTACATTCTCAAGCAGCTGACGATGCGTCAAAGAAAATTATAAAAGCTCATACATTGGTCGCAGATGAGCTTAAATCGAGAGGTTTTATGCATCACCAGTGGGATAAACTTGACACGATTTATCATAATTATTAGAAATATAGTATAATTGCAATATATGAAAGAATTTGGATTTAAATTTGAACAAGAAATAGTAAAGAGTGCGAAGCCTGCCCAATCTGGGGAATTTTCCATATGGGCATACGCATCTACTTACGACGTTGATTCAGACGATTGTCAGATTACTCGGACAGCATTAGAAGCAGCAAAAGATGACCTCTTGAAATACAATACCGTCTTATTCAATCATGATTATAATCGACCAGTCGGTCGCGTAGTTGAAACAAAAATTGATAGCAAGGGATTGCTCGTACGTATCATTATTTCTGCATCTGAAAGTGATTTGATCAGCAAGATACAAGATGGTACATTAAGTAAGTTATCTATTAGCGGACGTGTTCAGGATTGGGCACAGACTGTTGAAGATGAAAAGGGTCGATCAATATTACAAATAACTAAAATTAAATTGTTTGAAGTTTCTATAGTATCCGTACCAGCAAATGTTGAAGCAAAGACAATTAGTTCTTCAATCGTTAAATCGTTAGTTATTGCAAAAATGCAAGCTAATGATACTGAAAAAAGTCTAATTGCTGATTTGCAATTACTCGCTGGGCGCTTAGTCGGTGACGACAAAGCAGTCGTTGATCACGTACTAGAGTTCTTCAAATCAAATGATACGCAAAAAATGGAAAAAAACATAAAACAATATAGTTTTGAAGATACTGACGATAATCGACCAGTCTTTCAGATTAATTCAGTATCAAATTCACCCGTCGAACTTAGTGAAAACAACACATTTCGAAAGCAGCTTTTGAAAAAGGGTAAATGGTATCATTGGGCAGCAGATGGTGGCGTTCTTGAATTAACTGATGAGAAACTTGATGAAATAGTCAAAAATTTCAATGACGGTCTTCTTGAATCAGTACCCGTCCCACTTACTCACACCAATGACCCTTCTAAAAATACTGGAGTAGTGAAGGAATTGATACGAACTAAGGATGGCATTGATGCTATTCTTGAAATCAAAGAAGAAAAGATTGTTGACAAAATTAAGAAAGGTCTTATAACTGCTATTTCAGCAAGCCTTGATCCAAACTACATGATTAAAAAGACAAAAAAGTTTGCTGGTGCTGTTTTGCTACACGCTGCTCTTGTTGCAGAACCGTATATTAAAGGACTTGGTAAATTTGTTGCTCTCAGTGATGAATTTGACGGAAGAGAGATTATTCAACTTGAGGATGGCGAGTTTGATATCAAAGAATCTTTAAATACTGTATTCAGTTTGTTAAAAGACATTCAAGATCACATTGCAGCAGATGAAGAAGACAAGGAGGCTGAAGAAGATAGTCATGAAGAAGAAGCAGAAGAGGGAGAAACAAACGAAGATCTTGAAAAGAGCAAATGCACTCTGTCGAATGGTGAAGAAGGTCAGCTAGTGGATGGCGAATGCATTGCTAAGAATGTAGAAAAAGAATTAGAGGAAGAAAAATCTGTTGTGGAGGATTCTTCGGAGACAGCTGAGACGAAAGTCGATGAAGTCGAGGAAGACAAGTCCGAAACAGTTGAGTCAGATGAGGAAAGTGTTGACCTGTCTGATTCAGTCGAGTTATACGAGAAGTATTTGAAAGCTGGGAAGATAGTACCTGCTGGCAAGACTGCTTTTATAGCTCTTTGCGACACACTAAGAACAATTCAACTCTCAGATTCGTCGGTCGATGTGTCTGCGCTGTTGAGTAAGTTTTTAGAGTCCCAGCCAACAGTTGTTAACTTTAGTGAAGATGGTACTGTAGAAGATCCAGCAGAGGAAAAACCAGCTGAGGCAGAAGCCGAAGATGAAATTCCAGACGCTGTCAAAGACTTCTATATGAATCGTATGAATCTTTCTGAAGAAGCAACTAAGAAAGCATGGGCAGACGCTAAAACATCATATGATGCTAAAGCATCGCAAAAATCAACACTCTTTAGTTAGTATTATTAATAGTTCACAAGTAAACATATATTATGACAGCACTTTCTGCTTCTTATGAAGCACAGAGACAAGATGGCATAATAGTTAGCGTTCCTGTAAAGGCAGATGCAGTAATCTATAAAGGAGCTTTAGTTGTTGACAAAGGTACCGGCTATGCCGAACCCGGAGTCGATGGCGCAAGCTATACTTTTTTAGGTGTTGCAGTTGAATCTGTTACAGGTGGCAGTGCAGATGGTGAAAAAGAAATCAGAGTGTATAAGACTGGTAGTTTTGTGTATTCGAAAGATTCCGCAGCAGCTACTGATCTTGGCGTTCAGATGATGATTCACGATGACAACACTGTCGGGGCTTCTTCGTCAAACTCAATTGCTTGTGGATACGTAGTTGGCATACCAGACTCTTCTCACGTTCGCGTAAGAATAGATTTGGCTGCTAAATAATTGTTATATGCTTGTAAAAAGTGATATACCAAAGCTACTTCTCTCTGGCATGAAGACAAATTTCATGCAATCTTTTGAAACTGCTGAAAAGCAGTATTTAGAAATTGCTACTGAAATTACTTCTACTAAGAGTGAGGAGACGTACCCATGGCTCGGAGCTGTTCCGAAGATGCGCGAATGGAAGGATGAACGTACACCACAAGGTTTGCTTGAACATAATTTCACAGTTCCCAACAGGGACTTCGAAGCATCTATTGCAATTGATCGCAATGCAATAGAGGATGAGCAATATGGTCAAATTGAAATTCGCACCCGCGAACTTTCAGTTGAAGCCGTTCGCTTCTTCGATGAATTGACCTTTTCTTTAATTCCGGAAGGAGTTAATACAACTGGTTCAGTCGGTGGATTATTCGCAGGACAAAATGTTGCATGTTACGATGGCAAGGCATATTTTGCTACAAATCACTCAGAAGGAAATTCAGGAACTCATTCCAACAGAGGATCTGCAGAATTGTCTAGTGCTGCTATCCAAGCTGCAATTACAGCAATGCGAAAGTTCAAGACAGACGCAGGAAAACCTGCTGGAAAACGTCCTAACGTTCTCGTAGTTCCCCCAGATCTCGAATGGACAGCTAATAAAATAATTAACTCTGCTACAGATATTACAACGACTGGAGAATTGGGTGTAAACACAATTTTCAAGGCTTTGAAAATCGTAGTAAGTGATTATCTTACAGATACTAATAACTGGTACTTATTTGATACTCGTGGCGTAGTAAAGCCAATTATTCTTCAAATGCGTAAAGCTCCTACTTTCAGTCAGTTAACTGACGGAACAGAAGCAGAATTCATGAGGAAGAAACTTTACTTCGGCGTAGATTGGAGAGGTGCAGTTGCATTCGGTGATTGGAGAAACGGCTACGCGTCTATTGTCCCTAAATAGCATCTAATGGAAGCTAGTTACTCGCTTTCTTAATCAGTAGTAACTAAAGAACTCTACAGAAATGTAGAGTTTTTTATTGTACATTTGTATGAAAATATGTTAATATAGTTCTATATGGAAAAATCAATTGCAATAGGAATACCCACTGTCGGTTATTTACACTGGCGATTTGCAGCGGATCTCATGTCATTACAATTGCCGATGTCGACGCGTGTCGTTTGGCAAGTTAGAACGATGATTGATACTGCAAGAAATTTAATAGTTACAAAAGCATTAGAAGACGTTTCTACAGAATATATATTAATGATTGATGACGACATGACATTTGATCCAGATTTTTTAATGAAATTAATTGCTCATGATGTAGATATTGTCGCAGGTTTAGCATTTAAACGAACACCCGATTATCACCCATGCGTGTATAAACGAAAACCCGAGACTGACGAGTATGTTCCGATACTTCCAAACGTTTTTCAAGAGGTTGATATTGTTGGGACTGGTGGAATTTTAATCAAACGTAAAGTATTTGAAGCATTAAAATATCCGTATTTTGAGACATGGTTTGATAAAAAGAATGCTGATAAACACTATAGTGTAGATTTTGATTTTTGTATGAAAGCTAAAAAAGCCGGATTCAAAATATTCGTAGACCCAGAAGCAGCAATGGGACACATTGGTGAAGCACCGATTATTACAAAAGAAAATTTTCTTGAAAAAATGAAAACTCTTACTAATCTAATTCAAAAGAACAATGGCTAAACTAGCGCTCTGTATAGGCGTATACGATCCAGCTTTAATCTGCCAAGCAAGTCCAATGTGTGGTGATAACGTTTTTGCAAAAGGACTCGAAGCAAATGGGTATTCTGTGCATCGGCTCGATTATCGTGCGTTTCCCGACGCTAATTCAGAACTAAAAAGATTAGTAGACCAATGGCTTAAAGAGGGAAAAACACCAAATATCGTTTGGCTTGGCAAATGTGAAAAAATTTTACCGGCTTCTGTACAGTTGTTAAAAAAAGTATTTCCGACTGCGACAATTGTTAAATGGGCAGCTGACGTTAGAGATAATCCAGCTGAACATGATGTAGAATTATTAAAAGCTGGAGTCGACTGGTTCTTTGCAACATTTGCGGGAGAGTATCTTAAAAAACATTTATTTCCCAGTATGATCGGAGTTTGTTCTATGTTGACTTTTACTGACTCGACGTTTTATTGTGCAAAAGACGTTGATCAAAAATATTTTTCAGATATTTTGTGGACTGGGAGACGTAGCATTGGAGACAATCTTCTCAGAAATCAAATTATTGATGCATTGGCTGCAATTGTTGAAAAACAGGGCGCGACTGCGAAAGATAAAAGAGAATTTGATATTGCAATGTTTGGGCATGACAGAAAAGAATGGTTAGGAAATCCAGATTACGTTAATTATATAAATGGTGCTAAAATTGGAATTGGTTCAAATAGTTTTAAACGCAGGAAATACTCGTCAGACAGACTGGGAAATTATATGTCTTGTGGAACATTTTTTCTTACTGAATATATTGAAGGACTCGATGAAGCATTTAAAAGAGGTGTGCATTTAGATTGGTTTTCGACAACTGATGAAATGTTTGAAAAAATACGATTTTATTTAGCAAATCCAGATATTCGATATGCTATTGCAAAACGTGGTCGAGAATTTGTTTTAAAACATTTTGATTATAAACCATTAGTTTACAATCTTTTGAAGATTATTGAAACACATGAAAAACAAAATCCCTGGGAAGAAGTGTATCTTAATACAATTAATTAAATTAATTTATTTTAATATACGATTATTTTGTGCAAAAGCGCTTCTTCGAAAAATTAAAAAACAACAAAAATATTTAGAAAACTTAGCAAACGAGTCGAAAAAAAGAAAAAACAAACGATATCGCTAGTATGTCTGAAGTGCAACTGGGAAAACAAATTAGATCCCAAACGATCAAATGAAAACTGAAAGATATTTAACTGTTTATATGATCGCTGCAGCACTCGGTGCGTATTTAAGATAATCGAAGAATATATGAAAATAGGGTTTATCTCAATTTTGGGAGAAAGAGGTCAATGGCACGTAACTAAAAATTTTATGCGTGCACTGCAAGATACTCATGAATTATTTTTATTTGGGCGACCATTCGGGGTCAGAGATGGGGTATTTATTGGAAATATTCGTGATTATGATATCAAAACTGCCGTTAAATTATCACCCACGTATACTCTCGCACCAGAAGCTGTTAAAGATTGGGTTTCTTCGAATAAGTTAAATATTGTTGTATTTAATGAAGAATTAAATTGGACGTTAGTTGATGCTGCTAAAGAAGCAGGTGCAAAAACAGTAACGTATCTTGATTATTTTACAGCAGAAACTCTTCCGTTATTTACAAAATACGATTTAGTCATAGTTTGTGCACAGCATGCATACAAAACATTTATAGAGTCTGGGTTAAAAAATACAAAATATATAGATTGGGGTGTTGATACTGAATTGTTTAAACCCACAATTGGTGAAAAAACTACATTTTTCCATTCTGCTGGATGGGGCGGTGTAAACTGGCGTAAATGTTCTCCAGATATTCTTAGAAGTTTCGATGAATTGCGAAAAATGGGGAGAGATTATACGTTATTTTTTCACAGTCAGACTGGAAAATGTCAATATCCTGAAGATTGTCAAAGAATAATTGATAAATATGTTGCAGATGGGTCAATGCGGGTCTTTTTTGGGTCAGTTCCACATCCAGGATTATATTACAAAGGAAAAATTAATGTCGCACCGTCTATTTTAGAAGGATTGGGCTTATTTTTACCAGAGGGATTGGCTTGTGGGATGCCGACGATTACAACTGATGCTCCGCCGATGAATCAGTGGGTACATGCAAACAAAAACGGACTTTTGATTGGCACGAAAGGGTTTCATTACAGAAAAGATCCATATTTCTTTCCAGAATGGGAAATTGACACAAAAAAGCTAACAATGGCAATGGATATATTAGGAAATGACCCCGAAATGGTCTCTCGGATGGCCGTGGAGGCCCGTAAGGGTATAGAAACAGTCAATTCCTTTGAATTATTCAAGAAAAATGTCATTTCACTATTCGAGACGCTTCGTTAGTAAACCAGTATTGCGCTGGGTTGAAGCTTTCGATTCAGTGGTTCGATTTCACTGCAATGCGCAGAAAGTGTACTTTTTTATTAGAATGTAGTATAATATGTAAATATATGACAAAATCAATTGTAACAGGCGGTGCGGGATTTATTGGTTCACATCTAGTGGACGAATTATTAAAATTGGGTCACGATGTGACAATTATTGATGATTTGAGTACGGGCGATAGGAAAAATATACCAAAACAAGCACATTTTTATAATTTTAGTCTTGGGAATCCTGATTTCGTTAGGTTTTTAGATCACGCGTTAATAGATGCAGATTACGTTTTTCATCTTGCTGCTAATCCACAAATCGATGCAGGGCTTGAAAATCCGCTTGAAACACATATTCAAACAGTCGACGGGACTGTTCAGTTACTTGATAGG